TCCTTATATGGTTCTGGATAGTCCATCCATGCAACTACTGTTCCGCCTAAAACTTTTTTATCCGTTCTCCAAATTCCATCAGTAGTATGCGCCTGCTCTACCAATACTGTTCCATCGTCAAACGCAACTGTAGCAATCACGTATTTAGATGTTTTCTCGAACATTCCTCTTTTCCAGTTGTCCGTTCCTTTGAATTTCGCAAATATAGAATCATGTTCTTCTGGCAATCTCTGACTGACCGGAATCCATCCATTTTCTTTCTCATTCTCTTCCAGATCAGCAAGAAGTAATTCTACAATTTTTGAGATATTATTTTTCGAGAAATAAGCTCCGTTCCCTGTGTTTTGCACCTCATTCTTCAATTGAATTAATCTGTCTTTAATATGGCTCATACTTCCACCTCACTATCCTCTGGCATCTGGAATGTCATTCCTTTTTTGAGCATTTCTCCAAGTTCTCCAGCATGTGCTTTGTTTTCTTCCGTTTTTGGTTTCATACTTAACATCCTACATACTTCTGGAATTACATATTTTGTGTATTCCGAATCTCCATAGGCTTCCTGAATCATATCCAGTACTTTCATGGCTTTTTCTTTGGTGGAATAATGACCAATTGGGCACACGCAATCCGTTATATTAAACCCTTGTGCACATTCCCAGAATCGCAGCTCTCGTGTATTGTTAAGACTGATCAATCGGCTTTTATCCTGACTTCTGATTAACATTTTGCGTCCTCCTTATCTTTCTCACAGAATCCTCTGTGTTCATGCACTGAATACTCGATTCCACGACTCCATTTCATGTATGTGAGTTTTTCTCCTGTCAATTCGCATTTGTGTTTTCTTGCATTCAGATACTTACAGATTCCGTCACAGTAGCTCATTTTCGCCCTCCTTATTTTTGTCATGAAATTCTGCTTTCAATTATCGTCGGAGTTATTCCTGCTAATTCTAATTTTCGTATTGACTTTCTAAACACATAATCAATATTCTCTTTTTCTTTTATTGTTCCATCTTCTTTGAGATGTTTGTTAGGAATCCACACATTTTGATTAGTATGATTTATTATGAATCTCTTTGCTTTCATATTTTTGTATTTTCTGGAAATTAAATTAAGTGGGATTCCTTTATAATATTGTGTTTTATAGTTCATGATTATTACTATCCTCCTTGTTATTTACTCTTCGATTCCACTGTTCTACGGCTTCTTTATAATCCCATGTGCCTGGACAAAAAACTAATCCGCATTCGCAGTGAATACTTATCGGATAGCCTCCACTGTCAGGGTCGTAAAAAGACGGCTTCCAATCTCTTTCTGGGATATACATATCTTTATCTGTATCTATCTCTTTTCCGCAAAACGGACAAGGTTTTAATTTCTCCATTTCCATCCTCACTTTCCCCATGTAAGCAACTGACACGCTATTGTGCAGTCCTCCATGATTTCTGTATTATTTATGTATCAATTCACCATTCTAATTTTGATACAACCTCGGTTTACCGAGGATTCGTTATTCCTTTCTGTAACTGTCTAAAATTTCCATTATTTTTTCTGCGTAATCCGCCATTTCGAGAATGTCTTCATCTCTAAGATGTCTCAGTCCAGGTACGTTCCTGAACTGGTCAAGTTTATATATTGCATTTTTTATCTTCACGAACTTCTCTGCCAACTCTGTTTCTTTCTTGGCGTTATTGTCATATTCGTAGAATATTTCGTATTTATCATGTTCTCCGAACTGGTCTGTCTCGATTTTGGTTCTCTTTGTGGTGATTTTTACAATCGTCGCCGGATAAATACGTCTGTGTCGGAAGCTGGTTCCCCACCCACATTTTACTTCCCTGGCGATTCCAACGGTATCTCCTACCTTTAAATCGTCTCTGCTGATTTCTTTTAACTTAATTTTCATTTCTCGTCCTACTTTCATTTAACCAAACGCTACCTGTCCGTTATTCTGCATATAAATCATCGGTGCGGCTTTACGCTCTCCGACTTTTAGATACGGGCAATTAGCTTTCACAAGTGCTTCTGCCATAACCGGCACAACGCTGTTCACGATTTAAACTTTACTGCTTTAAACGCAGTTGTTTGAGATATTCCCAAAGTCTCACCTATTTTTGAAAACGACATTCCTGTATTCCGAAGTTGTTTTGCTTTCTCTGAGTATTGTTTAGGATAATTGCTGTATATTTTAAGCCCTGTATTTATTGCATGTCTCAAATTTTGGCTTCTAGTTACTATCTCTAAATTTTCCAGTCTATTATCCTGCTTGTTTCCGTTCTTATGATTTATGTCCATTTTATCTGGTATTTTATCAACGAAAAGTTCCCACATTGCTCTGTGTGCAAGCATCAAATACTGTTTCCCATCTTTCCATACAACTATTCCTAAGTATCCAGATTTTAGTCTTACTTCCATTCGTTTCGGCTTTATGGGAATTATTTTAAAAGGGTCATTTGTTTTATTTGCTATTTTCCAAAATTCCCCGTTTTTTTCTACGTAAATTACGCCTTGTTCTACTTGCTCTCTGATTGCATCTATTGCTTTCATCCTTTCTCCTCATACTCTCCGAATCCAAATTCCTTGTTAATATCAAAAGAATCAAATTCGATCTGTAATCCCATTTCTTCCTTAATTTCCTTATATGCTGCTTCAACGCCGACTTCCTCAACATATCTTTCAGCTTCGGTAATCTTATCAATGAAATTCTGGTTTGCTTTCTTGAATCCCCATGCTTTCTTGATTGCAATAACAGAAATTAAAATATTTGCCACAGCAATATAATCTTCTGCTTTCCACATCTTTTCCTGAAATTCTTTAACGGTCTGTTCTCTAATTTCCTGTTCTTTTGAATCCAAATACGTTTTAAGAGATTCGATTCTTACGCCAGTTTGCCTGGAAGCCTGCTCCATTGTAAAACCAGTTATGTTAAGTGGCGCCGGGATTAAGCTTCTTTGATTTTTTGGCCTTTTAATCTTCAACTTTCCCATCCGACAGCCCTCCTTATCTTCTGAGTCAGAATGTCAAATTCCATCAGCATCCTGCGATCATTCTTGTTTGAGTATGCGATTGTTTGTTGCCCATCATATATGACCGCATATCTTCCGTTAATGTCATATGCCCCACTGATTGCCTGCGATATCTGACTCCTTGTTTTTCCTGTCAATTCTGATATTTCAGCAAGCGTCAGCTCCCCGATATACTTTGAACCGTCGTATACGTCATACAGTTTCATGTTTCTTTACTCCTATCAGTTCGTATGTCCTGTGCGAACCAGTTCCGTGAAATACGATCAATCCATCGTCCTCAAACTGTCTTAGATGCCTTTGAACGGCACTCATACTGATATCTAGTTCCTCAGATATCTTCTTGGTTGTTGGAGTCCCTTTGTGAGACATTGCGTATTTACGGATGAAATAATAAATATCCTTACGGTTCTGCATCCATTGCATGTGTTTTTGATGCCTCAATGCGTCCATATTCACGATTCCTTTTCATATGTTTTTTCATCAATCAAATTCTGGAACTTTTCAAAAGCCCGGATTGATACTTTGTTGCCTTGCTTCTCTGGTTTCAGCGAAACTTGCAAGTGCGTGTCTATGATGTGCGACAGTTCTCTGGCGAGGGATTTCTTGCCCTGCTGTACACCTTGCATATATGTCTTTGGCGGTTTATACTGTCCTGTTACTTGCTTTCCTGTCGACTGCCCACCTGCTGTGATGTTATACATCTGAAAACCTTTGTCAGCAAAAGATTTGATCGTTTCAATTTCTTTCTGGTCGAGTTCACTTTTTTTGCACGTCATATATGTAAGCTTCCATCCAGTGGGGTTACTTTCACTGTAAAATTTATGTTTTTTAAGGCTTAACGCTATGTGATCGTATTCTCCTAAATGGCTCGCGCATCTCTCACAAAGGCTAACTGCCTGCCCTACGTAGCTTCTTCTTATTCCTGCTTCATCTGTTCTGTAAAAAGCATATATGCCGCTTGAATATGGAATAGCCGGGCATATTTCTTTTATTTTTTTCTCACGTTGACTTTTCATCATATAAATTTGTCTGTAATTTATTTTTTTCATTATTAAAAACTTATCACCTCGATTCATTCTTTGGTGTATTTTTGATACCACTATGACACCACTATGATACCACTTCAACACCTATATTGCAAGATAAAATGGTATCACTTTGGTATCACTTTGGCATCTAATTGACACCGATAGACAAAAATGCTACAATGTTCTAAAAACAAGGGAGGGATTTCATATGGCTAGCAATTCTGATAAGACCAGAACTAATATCACGTTCCCGATACAGCTCAAAGAACAACTTGAGCAGATTGCCAAGCAGGAGAACAGAAGTTTCAATAATCTGGTTATTACCATTCTCCAAGATTTTGTAAAAAGTGCCGATAAATAGTCGGTGCTTTTTAATTTTCCCTGTATGGTTCCGGGATTTCCATTTCCTGTCTGTTGTGTGTGCTGTTCCTCCCTTGCTTATGAAGTTGTGTTATTTTCTTTGTTATCCTCAATAGCTTTTCCAATACAAGCCATGACTGGCACAAAATCAAGCAAACATTCTCTTTCTACTGTTTTCGTTCCGCCTTTGTTGTGCCAACGTCCAACAATGTACAGACTTGCATTTGCAGTCAGAATATCTGTTTTCATATCCCAATAGTTGATGTGGATTTCATATGCGCACCCCGGACTAATTGGATACACATAAATCCCTAATGTTTTCTCTTTCCAATTTTCAAATTTTTCCATAATTATCTCCTTTCAAAACGGGCATAAATTCAAATCAACATCCAGTCCCGGTCTTGCAATCTGCACCAGAACATCATCCCCGGCAACGTCCTGTATATCCTTCTTCATCACTTCTGGATTTCCCCATCCCTCTGACAGGTGGCATAGCGTTATTGTTCTGAGTGAAGCGGTCTTGTTCACTCGGATAATCTCTTTTACAGTAGATAAGCTGCTGTGCCCCCGGACGGAGTGTTCAAACTTAAACGAATCTTGTTCCGGTGATTCGTCCAGATGATTGCATTCTATAAGGAAGTGATTTATTCTCATGTTCTTGAATGTGAACGGCAAATATGAGAAGTCTGTCGCATATATCAGTCGTCCACATTCTTCATGAGATATCAGGTACGCGAAGTTTTGTGTCTTGTCGTGTGGGACGTAGAACGGTGTTATCCGGAACGAACCTATGTCCTTTGGCTTCTTTTCTGGCAATCCGATCATCAGCTCACCAGAGATTGCGTTTACACTCTCAACTGTCTCGTCATTAGTATAAATCTGAATACCGGACTGCATAAGATTCTGGAACGATTTCAGGTGATCCCCATGTCCATGGGTCAGCAGACAGCCAGAAACATCCGATATTCTGTAAGAGATTCCTTTTAAAATCTCTGAATACTTGCATCCACAATCCAAAAGCAAGATTTCGCCGGATTCGGTCTTGAGCGTATAGCAGTTTCCCGGCTGACTGCCTGTATTGATTACTCGCACGAACATTTCGTCACCTCACTTTTAATATTTAAAGTCCAAATTGCTTATGAAATTCACAATTTTCCCATCTTCGATCACGACAAATTCTGTAACAAGTTCACGAACCTGACTAAGACTAGATTCTACATATTCATGTTTCTTATCGTCGTATTTTCTGAACCATCTTTCTACGCTATCGCCAAAAGAAGTATTCTTCATTACAAAATACGGTGTATCTTCCGCCAATAACTCTATTGCGCTAGCAATCTCTTCGAATCTTTCAATGATGTGCTCCCTTTCCAACACCGCGACATTATCCTCAATGTCTCTGCAATAATTATTGTTTTGCTTAACAAAGTCTCTTATTGCATTTGCCACACAGCTCTTATCTTTTGTGAAGAAAACATGCCCGACAGAAATTTCCCAGCAAATCCTGTCTGCTGTATTGTCGCAATTATTGATTTCATTGCTTATTTCGTGCCAAAGAGAAGCATCAAAAATGATATTTCTCTTAAATCCATGGCTTATCAATTTGCGTGGTGGAATATATTTTTCTGTCAAAACATCCCATATAGCAGGTGCGAACAGCCATGAATTTCTGAACTCTTTAATAACCTTTCCTTTGTAATCCCTATCAATTCCATATAAACTGCTATGGCTCATTTTCTATACCTCATAATCCTCCGGAAATCTAAATATAATATTTGCAGGTTCAAACTTTACTTCTTGATTACCTTGATAAACTTTGATAATTCCAAATCCTTTTGTTACAGCGATTTTTTCTAATTCTTCTACACTTTCGCTTGAAATATCTATATTCAGCCCATAGAACGCTCCTGTGTATGCGTTATTAAGCATTTTCAAAGCTTTTTTCGCAATTCTCTTTTGTGGAATAACTTGCCATCAAATACGGGATTTTCTTCGTTCCGCCCGAAAATTCCGCCAGTATGTAATTTTCCAAAACAATCAATGTTGTCATTTCATATGGGAGATTGACCGTTCCATCCTGGGATATAATCCTCATAGTTCTCACCCCGTTTCTCGAAATAGTCTTTCACTGACTCATAGTACGGGCAGTTTTCACACCGCCCGATACAAGCCATATATTTTCCGAACTTTCCAGAATCGCACCGATCAAAATTGATGCAGTCAAAGTACATCATGTTCGATCATCTCCGAAGAATAATTCTCTCATGTCAACCGGTTCGTATTTCTTATGCAATAACTTCTTATTCTGTCTCGCCCCGTGTGGGTCATTACACATGAAGCTTCTGCATATCTCCGGTCTGACCGTATAAATCTCGCATTTATTATTCCTTTTTGAGTCATTCAAAAACGGACAGGTCAGGTCAAGTCCAAGATTCTTGACTGGATAATTGTGCTGCTGTTCCTGTATATGATTCTTTTTGATGTACCGTCTGATTTCTTTTATCTCTTTACCAGAAACCGGGAGTAGGATGGAACAGCAAGCACCGCACCCTACACATCTTCCATTCTCTGTGTAGTCATAAAGACCATTCTCCATATTTTTGAACGCTTCTGCTAATGTTCCTACCATATTAATGTAGCTTCCCTTCTACATTTCCTCCTGTTTCATAAAATCTGGAATGCTCGGCTCCTGTCCTGCTGCCGGAACCGGTTCTTTCTCGGAAGTCTTTACGACTTCTGCGACCGTTTGCTGTTTAGGCTGTTCTTCGATTGCTACTGGCTCGTCTGGGATAAATTCTTCTGCATTGGCGTTCTGCTCGATTTCTTCCTGTACTTCCTTGTATGTGGCATCCATCATGTTGTATTCGTAAGCCTGCACTGGATTATCCCATCTTTTAGGAATAGATTTCATAATGTTGTTTCGCATCTTACGAATAATCATTGATTCTCTTGACTGCGTTTCGTAATAAGACGGTGAAATATACGGTCTTAATTCCTCACAATCAATGATTGCTTCCAGTTCTCCGATCTCAGCAACCTTTTTCATGATTTCTTTTTTCTTTGCTTCAATCTGGGCTTTCTGTGCATCCGTAGCTTTATATCTATCTGCACAAATTCCAAAAGTTTCATTCTGGAGATTATTCTTGATGTGCGCTGCAAGATTCTTCAGTACATCCGCTCTTTCGCAAGAAAGATATTCAATGTGCCCGTCCTTGTACTGAATTGGATATACGATACGAACTACCTTGCCTACACCAGATTCTTCCCATTCTGGTGGTGTAATTTCCACGCCTTTATGTCTTGGCGGTGTATATTTGTCGCCCTCTCTAACTTTCCAGTACGGAAACACCTTTGCCACATTCACGCCATATCTACTTACAAGAGCATCGTTTCCGTCACCCTCAATCGCAAATTCGATTTTCTTCTCCCACTGTGCCGGTTTTCCTTTTCCTGCTACGTTTACGTTTCTGATCTGGAAATAGCATTCTCTTGGCTGTGCGTTTGCGTTCAGCTTCAATGCTGCTACTTTCTGCATAACAGACTTTAAGTTTGATGTGTTCACCGATTTCATGTCAGTTCCGTTTTCATGAATCATCTGATAAATAGCCGCCATTGCTGACACTACGCATTCTTTTGAATAAGAGTCGAACTCCATTCCTCTTGTTTCTAAATCTTCCTTCATCAGGTCTACATAACTGTTTGTCCATACTGAAAGAGTGGTGTTAAATGTTTTTGTTTCTGCCATAGCAATTCTCCTTTTTTTAATATTTATATTTCTCAGGCACATACATAGTGGATTGAAGTATTTTAGTGTTATATTCTGCATTGTTATGTTCTTTAATGTTATGTTATATGAATTGTATTTCAATCCACCGTGAATGCACCTGAGATTTATGCTCGGTGGCATATGAAACAGGGAGAAATATTGTGTCCTGTCCTGTTATTTGCTTTATTAAAATTTTATATCCTGTTGTGCTTTCCGGGCATTCACCCGGATTCATATGCCACCGAAAATATCTTATTAAATAACAGTTACGTTTTCTGGATTAATGTGATATCGTCCATTTCCGTTTGCTCGCTGTGTACCGATTCCAATATACTTTCCACTGGTCTCGATCAACTGTAAAACTGTCTCATGTGGAAATACAATATCCGGGCAAGATACCTCAATTGTAGTTCTCCAATTATGAAATACATTGCTACTACAAAGAACCGGGCTTGCGCTGATTCCAGATGTAGGAACGATATTGCTCACAACTTCAACACTCTCAAAATTTACCGGGCAAATGGAGCCTGCCATTGAAAGTGAACGTTTAATATCGGTTCCTTTCTTCCCAGTGGAATCCTTGAAGAAAGTAATAAAAGTCTCAGTAAATGCTTTCTTAAATGCCTGTGTCAGAATGCAAGGACGATTATTTTTCATGTATGATTCCCATTCCTCCTGCGTGTAAAGAGAAATATCTTCATCGTGAAATTGAATCGGTTTTTCCCAGTGAATGCCTGTAATCAAGCCCTCCCAAATATTTTTTGACTGGTTGTAGATTTCCGGCATTTTTGTTCCTTTATCGTGTGCCTGTTTCCAACATTCAGCCTGTTCGTAGTAACGGCTTCTCTTATGAAGAATAAGGTCTGTATCACCGATAAGTTCCAGTTTTAATGTTGTTTCTTTTAAGGGTTCGATTGTAAATGATTTTGCTTTCGCCATTGTGTTTTTCCTCCGAAATTTTATGGTTTGATTTATAGTTTCTGTTTGCGCAAACGCTCAAGCAGATTATTCTGCAATAAATATGTATGTAGTATGCTGTTTTGCTTTATTTTGTTCTGCGGTATTCTACGGTACCCTATGGTATCCTGCGGAGTAATCCGCTTGAACCTTTACGCAAATCCCAGATGTACTTAGCAAGTAGTAGAATATGCTGTATTTTACTTTCATGTGCTGTTCTCTATTATGCAGAGATATAATTTTCTTGGCAGATTCTACTACCAGTTAAATACATCTGTGTTGAATGCTCGGTAGGTAACATGAATTGTTATGTTTTGCGTTATGATATTCTTTGTTTTACTGCTCTGTGTTGTAGCATTTTCTTTCATGCCACCTACCCAATATTCAATTTTATTTGGAGGACTGCTTTATAGACGATATAAAAGTCATATGTTGTTTTATTATGTTCTATATTATGCTACATTGTTCTGTCCTGTTTTGTCATGTGCTGACGGTTATACCGCCTGTAAAACAGTCCTTCATTGAAGTGTTGTGATTTCCTACGCTCATAAACCTGTAAAAAGAAATACTGTCTTGCTGTGTTCTGCAATGTGCTGTTTTATATTGCATTACTGTGTTTTGCCCTTTTTACAGGCATATCAACGTAGGAAATTTGCCGTCACTGCACTTAAAAACCCATGAAAATGTTCTTGAGTATCTTGCGATATTTTGTTCTGTGCTATAGTTCACTGCGCTTTCGTATACTTCCTATTCTCATAGGCTTATAGGTACAGTGACGGCTTCAATATTTAATTAATCATTTCCCATATTTCTTCGTATTCTGAGATACTATTGAATTTCTGTTTTATTGCCAGAAGTTCGCTCCTGCAACGCTCTACAAGTGCTTTGTATTCGTCTGGCTTCTTTAAAATCAGCTTTGTTGGTTTATATCCAGACTCGTTATCGGTTTTGTAGAAAACTCTGATCGTTGTCGGCTCTGACTGTTTATCCGGCTTCTGCTCGATGATTTTAAGATTCCTTACAACTGCTCTGGCTTCTGAAATTCTCCATTTCTTAGCAGCTTCGGTATCATCCCATGTAAAACACTTGTGAAGTTCAGTGTTGCTGTCTCTGGCTTTTTCAAGAATCTGCTGTGGTGTTGCTGATTCCAGTTCTTCACATATTTCCATAATTTCATCTGCGCATTTCTGTGCATCTGCTTTAAATTTGAATGTTCCCCATGTAGCTAATTGCATTTGCTCACCCCTCTCAAATCTCCGTTACTGTCATATCCCTCTCAGCAACTTTCAGGAAAATCAACTGTGCATCTGCCTTAATTCCTGCCAGACTGCTGTTGTCCAGTTCTGCCGCACAGTCTACGAATATCGGATAACTCACGCCGTAAAACTTCTGCAAACCGTCCATGATGGCAATTTTCCCTTTCATCATAAGAGCTGTATTGGCATTCCCGATTAATTTCTTCCAGTTACCGTCCTTGTCCTGCACGTGCCAGATGCAAGCATCTACGACTTCGCCGTTTTTCTGCGTATCGAACAGTTTTACCTTAACCCCGTCAAAATACTGGTTTACCGTATCTTCAAGGGCTGTATTTTTCGCCATGCTCAGGGATTTTAGCTCGTCCAGAATCATCTGTGCGTCAGCCTTGCTCTGCGCGTACTGTTTCTGGCTTTCCTGAAGCTTCTCGATCTGTTCGTCAATTCGGACGTTGTTGTTGGCTTCTCCGATTCTCTGATTAACTGCTGCCAGTTCCTGCTTCTTACCGTATAACTGCTCTGAAAGCTGCTTCTTTGCTTCTTCGCCATCGTCCAGAGAATTAAGTTCCTGCTCTTTCTCTTTGATTGTTGTAAGAATCTGCTGATATTCAGCATTTTCTGAAAAGTCTGGTTTTTCTGGTATAGATTCCATATTCTTGTTTTCTACATTCAAAGAAGCTATGATCTGCTCTAATTCATCTGTCAACTTGGAAATCTCAGATGTGAGAATTTCTTCCTGTTTATGTGCTTCTTTCATTCCGGCAGACGCTTTATTGCCAGCCTGAATAACTTCATCAAGTTTACGTTTCTTGTCCTGTTCCCATTCTTCTTTAGCTTTTAACTGCTGATTGATTCTTTCCTGCTTCTTCTGCTCGAATCTGCTCTTTAACTGCTCAATCTGCTCTGATGGAAGATTCTGGCCGCAAGTCGGGCAAATGGTATCTGCATCATTGAATGTCTCAGATTCAATATTTTCCAGAACTGTGTCGTCCCATTCTGTGTCCTTGATTTTGGGATATTGTGTTCTAGCGTTCTGTAATTTTTCGAGAAGTTCTTTCTTCTGTGCTCTCAAGCTCTCCAAATCGGAAGTTTTTCTGTTTAATTCGGCTGCTTTCAGATTCCTCTCTGACTCCAACTCATTGATTTTAATTTGAATTGCAGTTTTTTTCGTTGAGACTTCTTCATATGCTTTTGACTCGAAAGAATATTTCCGAACGCCTAATCCTGGAAGTTCCTCTCTGAGCTTTTTAATACGCTCGTTTCCCGCCTGTGCAATCTGCTTTTCAAGGTCAGAAATCTGTTCCTGCAAGGCATTTTTCTGCAATTCCAGTTCTGCAACATCGGCATCAACTTTTGAATGTTCCATACCGACAATCTGGTTTGGAATGGCTTTTAACTGTTCCTCTGCCTTTTTCAGTGTTGCACTGTTCATGGCCTTAATTTCGTCTGCTTTGTAGGTTTCCAGAAGTGGTACTAACTCGGCACAATCTGGAACCGTCTTGGCAATCTCTAAATCTGATTTCCCGGCGCCGTCTGACATGGAGAACAGAATCTTTCTAGCGTCTGCATCTTTCAAGTCTGTGAAGATTTCCATATGAGACAGCATAAGGAAATTATCAAAGTCAAACCCTCGTTCTTTCAGATCAGCTTTAAAATCTCTTTCGGCTTTCGGAACGCCGTTGATTTCGTATTTGTTGGATAATGCAACCTTGCCCAGCTTCCCGTCCTTTGGTTTACTTTCTGTGCGCTTCTGGAATTTCGCTACGCTTACTGGCTTTCCATCAATTACAAGGTCAATATCGACTCTTGGTAGACATTCTCTACCATCATCAGGTCTGATATCTGGGTTGCTTTTTAAGCTGTAGTCCTTGTCGCAAAACTCCCACATATGAGCGTCTGCCAGTGTGGTTTTCCCGCATCCGTTCTTCCCGGAAACGACTGTTCTGTGTCCAAACTCTATTTTCTTTTCCGACTGGCCTTTAAAGTCGGTCAATCTAATCTCTCTTACTTCGATTTTTTTCATATTACAAAATCTCCAATCTCTTTACCGATACATCCAGTTCCGTGATTCTCTCCTGTTTCTCTGAACACCATCTTTCTCGGCTCTGGAATCTTCCGAATACCTTTAACTTCTGCCCTTTCTCAAGGTTTCTAACGGTCTCAGCATTCTCATTCCAGACAAGGCATGAAATACAGTCTGATTTCTGGTGCCCGTTACGTCTCTTAGCTCTCTTAACGCTTAACAGGACTCTGGCAAGAATCCAGTTTCCTTTTTCTTCTCCCTCTTCTTTTACTACTTTCAGCGGGATAATGTTAATCACATCTCCGATCAGGTATACTTCGTTTGCATCCTTTTCTTCCGGTCTGTCAAGATAATCTATTCCCAACGCCGTGACATAATCTACTGTAAGTTTATGGTCCTTCCGGCTTCTCATTTCTCCATACACGGAAACGGTAAAATCAGTTCCTCTTTTCACCATTTCTTCTGTTGCAATTACAGGAATAACGTCGTAAATACAGTTGTCTCGGAAAATGTGTATTTCTCCGGTATACATCTTCCTGCCATTATGGTTTTCATGTGTCTGGATAAATCCCTGCGGAATATCTCCGGACAAAAGAACCTGATTTTCGCTACGCATTTTCATTTTCCGAATCGCCCTCTTTCAAAATTTTTGTCAGCATTAAGCCGAGTGTTACTACTGTTTCTCTGAGATTCTTGTTTTCGACTTTAAGTTTCTTTCTTTCTTTCTCAAGGTCGGAAATGATCTCGCTTGCAAGTGTTGATGTTTCTGCGTTCTGGATGTGTGTTTTTGACATAAAAAATGCCCTCCTAATTATTTATTTGATAAATACAGGAAGGTGTGTTATACTTGTCCTGTATTTAACTTAGCCAATTAAGTTAGATACGCGGCTCCGTGTGGTATTTCCGGTACCCATGGAGCCAACTTTTAATCTGAGTCGAGACCTAACATAGCGATACAAATTTTCTTGTCAATGATTACGCTCTCGCTAGAATCGAGGTATGCTTTGAATGCCTTTAGTCTGTCAACTAATTCGGCGTATTCCTCGGCTACGGTCTCTGCTCTGAAATCCATCTTATTTTCTTTCTCCATCACAATCCTCCTCACAATACGGACATTTGTTGTCCATCAGAATTTTGTTTAAATGGTCAGTTGCTTTCTTCACATTTTCTTCCTGCTGATAACCACCCTCTGCAATGCTGTACATATCAAACTCTCTTAATGACTCTTTCTTATATATGTTGATGTGCAAGCTGCATCCGATCTTGTAATTTGCGAAATGAAATGCTACCGTTCTGCCGGTTTCTTTCTGGACGCGTCTACATAACTGGTACAGCTCATCTACGGTCTTGTCAAATTCATTTATCTTCATCGAAAAGCCCTCCAAACAATTCACCAAACAATGTTTTTGCAATTTCCTTGATTTTTTCTTTTCGAACAGTCTCAAACTCTTCTTCGTTCATCAATCCGATTTTGACTGCTTCGTCAATCTCCTGCTTCACAGATTCCTCTGTTACTTTATCGTCTTCCATAATAGATTCTTTGATTCCCCGAACGATAACAGCTAAGTCAGCTATTAATTCCGTTTTACTTCCTTTGAGTGTAAGTTCTCCTGCTTTTGTATTAATCATCTTTCTTTTCCTCCGATTCTTTTAATTTCATCCGGGTAAATAACCACGAATGATAAGATAGATATTACGATTGCTACTGCAACCGGCTGTGATGCACTGTCAAATCTCCAGAACGGCAGGTACGGTGACATACCGCCGATCAGAGCTGACAGGATTAATGCTTTTGCCATTTTTGTGTCCCTCCGATTTTTTTAAGTCGTGAATTGGAACATGCTTATTTTGACGATGCTCATATTTGCCAAAAGTATTTTCAAATTCGCAAAGAGTTCTCTGAACTTCTGGAAGCACACGATGAACATTTTTTCTTAAATTTGGGAAAGAAATAAAATGTTCATCCAGTGTTTCAAATACCTAATCTGCGTGCGTTAGACAAAACATCAAGGGCATAGGCAAGATATGGTTCATCTATGCCCTTTTTAATATTTTCTTCCACCTGTTCTCCAAGGCTGAATGCCAGGCTTGCGATTATATCTTCCAGATACACTTCTTCGCCGTTTTCTTTCCGGAGGAAATACTTTGCGTTTCCGAGTTCGTTATCTCCACGCATCAGTTTTCCTGATTCGAGATTTCTGACAACTTTTAATTCCGTCACTTTTCCGCCTCTCTTTCTTATAAGAAACTTTCCTGTGCATTGGAACTGTCAATCTGGTCTTTCAGATACATTGGCAATTCATATTCATTGATGATTTTCACCGCCAGATCGCACTGGTTTCTCTTGATTGCCTTGTAAGTGTTCACGCCAAATTCTCTTCGAAGCTGCGCATCAATGTCGCTGTAAACCTGCTGACGGATGGAATTATCCTTGTATGCCGGAGAATCCTTGCCGCCCAGTAGCGGGACAACTTTCTGATTCTTCGCCTTTGTGATTTTCTGACATTCCAGTGCCAGAAGTGGCATATCTTTTTTGAATTCCTGTAAATCTTCGTTGACCTTTCGGATTTCTTCCTTTACTTCGAGCGTTCCTTTTGCGACGATTTGAAGTTGTTCTTCCAAGGTCATCGGTTTCTGGTATGAACCCGTCTTGCGGATTGCCGGGAGAACTTCGTCCATAACCCATGACTCGAATTTCTCCGCTGACGGAAGTTTTGATTTCATAATCAGGCGGTACAAATCTCCCTCATTTATGTATGACATTGACTGAACGCCACTAGATGTAGGGGTGTCACGTTTCGTTACTCCCTTGCAATGGTCAAGAATGGCTTTTCTCGGATTGCTGTATCCAAGTGCTTTCGCAACATCTGTTCCAACAAAATACGGTTTCCCGTCAATTTCTATTGTTCGGATTTCTCCGAACTCTTCTGAGTTAAAAATTTGTAAGCTGTTCATTTATCTCCTTTCGTGTAATATATTTAAGTCGCATTATTGCGACTATGATGTAAAAAAAATATCTATAGCTTCCTCCTTGCTTAAAGGAACTGCATTTACGATTCCGTGGATTTCTCCGATTGTAAATTTCTCTCCGCCATCTTTTAGTTTTCTGTAGAATGTGCTTCTGTCCATTCCAATTGCATTTGCAACAGCTTCCTGAGTGTTTCCACGTTCAACGATTTTTCCTTTAAGTCTAGCTATATTAACAACCATTCGCGTTCCTCCTTTCCAGTAGCATTAATGCAACTTTGTGATTATATATTACACCAAAGTGTCGCATGTGTCAACATATAAAATCGCATTTTTGCAATTATTTTTGTTGCATTTTTGCATCATTAGTGTTATTATGTATTCAGAAAGGAGGTGTGAAAAATGTCGGAAACTGGCGAACGAATAAAAGAAAGAAGAAAACAACTTAATATGAGCGCTGATGAGTTGGCAGAAAAATTGGGAGTGTCAAGGTCTACTATATTCAGATATGAAAAAGGCGATATTGATAAAGTTCCTGCCGAATATATGAATGTATTAGCAAAAGCACTTAGTACGACACCCGCTTGTTTAATGGGATGGGAGGAAAATTTAGAAACAGACACAGATTTTATTCCAAAATTGATGTCAAATTCAAATGTCGTTGAACATGTTAAGTTGCTAATTGAATTAAGCGAATCTGATAAGAAAAGCGTTTTCGACATGATTGAATTTCTTCACAAAAAAGGCAGGGATTAATTCCCTGCTTTTTCTAATATCCCCATTGGCTCTTGAACGAAATAATCATATTGTATAAGAATTTCATAAATTTTTCGCTATCTATCTTCTGTATCATCTCAATAATTTCCTTCTTATAATCCATAAAGCATACCTCCGATCAGTGGTCTCCTGATAACAGTATATGTCCGGCTTGTGGGAAATAGAACCGAACATCAGTTCGTTTTAATCATTATACCACCGATATTTCCCCGTGGCAACTGCCAAATATACACATGGACTTTTGCTATTTCGTAGGAAAACTTCGCAATCTCGAAGAAACTTGTGCTTTCGCGAATATAACATGCGACATTGCAAACTTCCTTGATTTCGCTCAGCTCCTGCATCTGGACGGGCCAAATTTGTTTCGCATCTTCTTTTGTGATCTGCGCATCTCTGCGGTGGTACTCTGCCATATCATGTGACGGTATATGCACCGCACAGAATATTTCGCATAATATCAGGATGAGTACGACTATCCTATATTTGTTATTCTTCTCCATTATTACCAACTCTTTCTAAAAATATATCACACATTATAGCACGAATTTGTGTAGTTTTTCTGGTAAGTGCAAAATCATGGAGTTTTTCTGCAAAAATAATCTACTTTTTTGATATTTTACTATGCACACTTTGTATGAGGTGGTATAATATTGTAAAACTTTTACAAGGGAGGGAAATAGTATGGGCAATAGAGAAAAGAAAAAGGATTCTACCCTAAGTGTGATTTCTTGCATTCTGGCAGGCGTAGCGTTCATTCTTCCGTTGCCAATCATCTTGTCGTTTCCGTTAGCTCTGGCAGGGGCAATCGTAGGACTTGTTGATATTGGTACAAAGAAAAAAGAATACAGGCATTTAGGGGCATGGTTTGGTGTTATAGTAGGAATCATTGAGGTGATTTTTATTACCACACAGTATATGAGTTTTATTTCTTAGAAAAGAGGTTGCTATGAAAAATATAATTTGTTTACTTTTAACTTGTGCTGTTACTTTGAGCGCCTTTCCTGTCAGTGTGAGTGCAGGCAGTATAGATGATGTAAACGCCGCATTTGCTCCGATCAATGGCAATGGCGGGCACGTCGAAGCTTCTGAATGCGTCTTGGATGAAACTTCTAAGGTTTTACACTTAATGGTTGTTCAAAACGAAAACGAGCGCAATGGAGATACCAGCACTTTTTGCGATAACGTCTCGAACATACTCAATAGTTTTCCTAGTCAGAATTGGTACGATTATGATTATGTGATTGAGGATGCCTTAAAAGTCGGATATAACGGAGTTATTGCCACGTCCATTAACGATTTAACAAATGATTCTCGTTCATGGGCTGCATGGGGTACTGCCATCTATGAAGACAGAATTTCCGATGGTCAAATATTAAAAAAAGGTGTTTTGGAAGATATTCAGGAAAGCAGCGAATCTGATTCTAAATCAAGCGATTCTCTTGATGATGTCGGCAGGCTAAATCCAGGTGTTTATATTATTGGCGAAGATATTCCTGCCGGAAAGTACACCTTTTCAATAACCGACGGAGCAGGAATTATCAGCGTATATGACAGCTACGATGATTATAAGAATGATGATTACGAACATTCAGAAGAATACCATGTCGCTTCAAAAAAATATAAAGAAAGTCTTGGTTCTGACTTAGAAAGCATTAATTCTTTATATTCCAGTGAAATTGGTAATCTACCGTTAGAGAATGGAATGTGCGTAAAAATAGATACTGTTTCAGTTTTGTATTTAGCGAAATAAACAAGAGGGGCGGTTGCCCCTCTTTCTCTTTGCCTGTCGTTCTTACAGGCAGTTTCTTTATCCACACATCCTTTCGGACACAGAAACCATATTTTGCGAATTTTGTCAAACTTTAATGCTTTACACTAACAATTTTAAGTGCTACACTTTGTTTGTGGGACAATAATACCACAAACAGGAAGAAAAATGTGTGTACTGTCAAAATCATTGCGTATTTTGACAAAATTGAGACTACGAAAGGAGGGCGCGCATATGAGAATAGCCATATGTGACGATAATCAGCTTGAAGTTGACTTGTTCAAAGAGCACATATCGGGATTCTTGCGGCGCAAAGGAGATTACCGGTATGAAATTAGCGAATATTCGGCGGGCTATCCGCTTGTTGAAGATGTGAAAGAGGGTAAATGGTACGATGTAATTGTACTGGATATGGTTCTGGAAAAGGAGAACGGTCTGGAAATTGCAAACCAGCTCCGGGATATTGGATATGATGGAAAGATTATATTCTGGACAGCCGACGATTCTCATCTACAAGAGGCATTCGATGTCGGCGCTATGCAGTATGTAGTCAAGGGCAAGGAATACGGCAGAATATACCGGGCTATTGACGAGATTCTGTCACAGATGAAGGATGAAACATTGACGTTCAAATTCCGCGGACAGATTAACCGGCTCAAATACGATGAAATCGAGTACGTCGAGAGTCAGGCGAGAGTCTGCCACATTTTCGCTACAAATAACCGATGTTTCGTGACCACTTGCAAGCTGAACGATCTGGAAGAAAAGCTGTCTGATAAGCGATTCTTGCGCTGCCATCAGAGCTATCTGGTGAACATGGATCACATTCAGTCAGCGGGTGATAATTTCGTCATGGATTCCGGGGACGTTGTTCGAATAAGGCAAAATGGAGCAAAGGAAATCAAAGAAAAATATGAAAATTACATAATGAGATAAGCAAAACCGCCAGACCCACAGGGGATTAACGATCTGGCGGTTTTTGTATGCTAAAGGTGAATAATGTATGGAACGTATTTATTATAGCACTCTACACGATATGCTACAAGTGTCATTTGGCCATTTTTGTAATTCTGGTGAATGTTCCTTTTGGAATAAATTCAAAAACGAACCCGTCGTCATTCGGATAAGGGATGCGAATGAAGTACCATTTCAGCCCGGAATCGTCTGTTTCTGTGTACTTCATCACCTCTACAACTGCGCCTTTTTTCAGCTTCGGAAACAGTTTTGACGGGCTTTTTTTGCTTGATTTTGCATAACATTTTGCGTCCTTTTTTATCTGTGCAATGTAGGCTCTGGTATTCTGCTTTTTGACTACATCCGAGTCTGAATCTGACGTTGTATTTTTAACTAAACTGTAATTTGGGGTGCAGAATTTTGTTCCCGGAAGGTTACTGTTGTAGTAACTTTTCTGGCATACACCACCGCCATTTGCGATAATTGTAGAGCCACCAGAAGTGTTTCCTTCGACTGTCCAGAACCGATCTCCTGACACTTTTATTACGATTCCGGTGTGTGTAAATGTGCCATTTCGATAAAAAATAACAATATCTCCAACTTTTGGATTGCTGTTCAGAGTAAACAAATCTGCCATTGTTGGGCAGTAAACGTATGGCCAGTGTTTCAAAAGCTTCTTTGCTGTGTCTAAGCCAAACGCCTTCATCATGCACCATGAAACAAACGCTGCGCACCACGGCTGCCCCTGATAATCCGGCTTAATATCTCGCCAGTATTTTGTGTAATTATTTTCTCCGGCATTTGCTGTCTTGCTATCAAGCTGACTATTGCTTGCCTTTTCAAGATATCCGATTTCATTCTTTGCGATCTGGATTAATTTATTAATTGCCTTCATGTCTGTTTCCTCACTTTCTGGAAAATATGTTTTTAATGCGTTATAAACAAATCTCTGCCTGTCCTTATATACTCCCACTTGGTTCCCTGTGTCTGTCTGGCAGGCTGCATAGAGATTGTCCAATGTATATGGTTTCTGAGTCTTTGCTAAAATCCTCGTTACTGCTCCCTGTCCGCCTTGGTGTCTAAAGTTCACGCACATAGCTTGTCCTCTAGCGTCCGTGACGCCCATTTTAAGGGCTTCATCTGCATAGGTGGCTAATTGTTCATCCATAAGGTTATCTTGACATTTAACGCCCAAATCGGACGAAATAAGGGCAACTATGGCGTCGGCAAGCTGTGACACTCTGGAAATATTGAAGCATTCCCAGTTTGCGGTCTGAACTTGTTCCAGAAGTCTGACCTTGTCTATCTTCTCCCACTGTTCCGGGTCGGCATCGTAAATTCGTTCCAAAAGCGTCTTGGCTTCGGTTGCATACCATGCTCCTGCCCCGATTGTAATTGCGTGTTCTTCAGAAGAATTGGTGTAGGCTTCTGTAAAGTCCGAATAATCCTGCTGTCCATAAACCTGTCCGCCGGTTTCGACTGCGTAAATAATCTTTCTGAGAACTGCTTTCTGCTCGTTTGTCATATCACGTTGCTCCTTTCTGTTAAATATACCTTGTAAGCTCCGTATTTACTCCTATAATCAATTTTTATATATCATTCGAGGATTTTATCAAATCGCACGTAAAATCGTCATATGAGTCAAATACGAGGTCGTTAATAAAAATGGTTCATTTTGGGCTGAAATGAATTAAGAATGTCAGGGTCAAATAAGGCTTATTTGACGATTAATATATATCTCGTATATATATTATTTATATTCTTATTCTATTTCTTATTCTTATTCTATTGTGTTACATTGCGTTACTGGTAACGTTATTGTAACGTTACATTGAGATATTATGTAAACGAAAATTGCTTGTTGACAGAATATTTATTTCTGAATTTTATTATTTTCTCAGATGATTGATTTATTCTGAAAACAAGCAAAATTTACGTTTACAAATTATTCATTTTTTATTTTTAATATAGTTACATTTTAGTACGGTCAGGGCTTGGATTTTTATGGTTTTTGGGAAAATAAGGGCTTATTTGGATTTTTATGGAAAATGCGCTCTTATTTGCGGTTTTGGGGCTCTTATTTGGCGAAATTAATATTGAAATAAGCAAAAATTCCTTATTTTGTATCCTAAAGGAACCTATTCTTCAAGCATATATTTAAGAACATCTTCTGCCGATTTGAATGCACCGCTTCCTGATGTGTATATTGTTGCAGGAAAGTTGGAAGTCGAAGGACCAGGCCCATAATTCAAAGGTCGTGGTAAAACCGAAAATGTTCCATCGCTATTTGAGGTACCAACTCCAAATATATTTCCGTTCCCTTTCACGCTATTGTGGCTCATTTCCCAACTAATGGTTTCGTCAAGAAGTTCTCCTTTCATGTTTCTCATTCTTAACGTGTACAATACATTTTTCTGGTTAATATACTGTAATATAGTGCTAGGGACTCTTTTCGCTTTAAACATAATACATGCTGATTCATAATATGAACGGCCAGATTCTTGTTTGACATATATTCCAGTTTTTTCAATATCTGTGAAATATATTTTTCCATCTTCGGTCTGATTACGAACAGAAATTTCACATTCACAAGGATATTGAGTGCCGTCATAGTCGACGTGTGTCCACACTGTTCTTACAGCACAAATTTCTTTCATTGGAGGTATTCCAGATTTTTCCCACAGTAAAATATCGCCACCATAAATCTTCGTTACGTCCTTGCCTTTGACAGGAAACCCAGCGATTTCCTGTCTGTTCAAAAATGCCTTATATATCATCCTATCATTTCTCCTCGAATGTGAAATACAATGTATCTGCCCGGTCAGTTCCTGCGGCTACAAGAGCGTCATAATCAGCTTTTTTTATTCGCTTTACGCACCTTAATTGTGCCTTTTTCAATTGCTCAGAAGTGCTACCAGAGCCACCAGAACCGTCCGTAAAATCATTAATCGTTGCCGGCGAAAATTCAGAATCCGAACCGTCTGTAAATTCCGCATAACTGATTGTCGGCATTTCTGATCGGGTGCGGTTGACGGTTCCAGATATTTCGGGAGTATATTTTCCTAACTGTTGGCTGTTGCTGTTAAACGGTGCATTGTTAGCAGAATAGGTGTCAATCATGTCTGTAGCGCCGATTTTGAGCGTCCTGCTCATGATGTATGAATGAACGTACCATTGCAGTTCTGTAGGTTCCTGATCGTCGTGCTGAATCAGCTTTTTATAGTAGAGTTCGACTGCCTGCCCAACCATATTCAGTGGGTTTCCCTGAACCTCGGCAGTATATCCCTGTGCACGGTAATATTTCCGCAAATCTTGATTTACGAATACGCCATAGCAAATCTTCATAATTGGTTTAGCCCTTGAAATACCACCATATTCGTCTGCATCCCAAACGTAATTTAGCCAGTCTTCATTTCCTACGAAGAAGCTATTTCTGTTGTAATAAACGTTGTTATCATACGCTTCTTGCGCTGTATAGTCGCCTTGTGTAAAGCCAAAGGCTCTATTCGGGTCGGGGTCACAAAATATAATATTCGGGAACCAAATTCTACCCTCTTTTGCGGTAAAACTTTTGAATGTATCAAGATGTACCTCTTCGTTATTGTAGTATTTATAAATGTTCTGATTACCGGTGGTCTGCCCGTATCTGTAACTGTTCTGGCGAAGTTTCAGATACTCAAACTTTCCATCCCTGTTCATCCAACCAAAACGGTCATTCTGCAAGCATAAATCTTTCAGAATATTTACTACGTTCATCTCATTTGAGTTATTTGTATCAGGGACATAGGTGTCGTCCCAATGCAGTTTTGTACTAACTTGTTCAAGCCCCAAAAACTCAAATAATTTATCTCTGAATTGCTTTTGGGTCAGCTTTTTCTTCTTATCAGTCGTCTGGTTTTTATACCATCGAGCAATGTCAGTATTTCGTAATTTATACAGATAATCGTATGCGATAAAATTACGTGTCAGGGAATTTGCTTTCCGCTCTGCACTGTCGATTTCACCTGTGAAAATTTTGATTTTCGTTCCTTTTCTTTCAATGTAAACTTCGATTTTTCCAAATGGATAAAATTCTTCCGAGGTACCATTGAACTGATCGTGGTGAGCCTGAAATGTTATCTGATTGCAGACACAGCCGCCAAAAATGAAATACTGTTCAGAGCAAATAGACTCCTGCAAAGTAAGCGTATTCTGGTCTATATTTTCATTTGTAAGGTCAGCAAATTCGCCATTAATCCAGTGTACTGTAACATTGATTGGTTCAGTTTTTTCTTCTTCAACTTCGCCAGAACCACCACTTGAACTATCATCAAATGGGTTTTTTCCGTCGTTCGTGACTTTAATTTGAAAACTGTCGGAACCAACAAATTTGGAAGTTCCGTTGACTGTGGCATTATAAGAAACTGTGATGGTCTTAGAACCTGCGGTAGAACTATCGAAGCCAGAAATATCATAATCTGTGATTTCTTTCTCGGTTCCATCCTGTCTTACTTCTGCGACAGTCAGCCCGGACGGGTCAAATAATTCTCCGATTTTGTAGTAAACTTTTGACGGGAAACTTGTAATTCGGATTCCTGAAAGGTCATATACGGTCACTTTAAAAGTATCGGTATGTGTTTTGTAGGTTACTGTGATTGTTTTTTCGCCAACAGAAGAACTATCAAATCCAGATACTTCAAATCCAGTTGTTTTTGTTTCTGATGTTCCATCAGTGTATTTAACAAGGATTGACAATCCAGTTGTGTCGAATACATCTCCTTTTTGATATTCGACTTTAGTAGGCATGGTTTTTACTTCGATTCCAGAAATGTCTACTACAAGAATATTGAAATCTACGGTCTTTTCATCGAATGTAACCGTTACAGTTTTATTTCCGTATACTGACATATCCGGGCTTGATAAGGTATATCCTGTTACTTGTTCTGACGTATTATCGTTGTAGTATGCAGTAATTACAAGTCCTGCGCTGTCAAAAGTTTCGCCTACGAAATATCTGGCTTTGGTTGGCATATGAGTAACTTCAAGTCTGGTTGCCCGAATTAACCATGTGATTGTGCCAGATGCTCCCCACGGTGAACCAGAGATTTCATTTGTTTTTTTGTTCAGTGTGATATTTGTTGTAACAGGCGTGTTAAAAGCATTTTCCCAAATGACCGTAACGCTTGCAGGAATAGACACGTTTGTAAGTTGTGTTCCGCGAAACGCCTGAATGCCAATAGTTTGAACGCCGTCAGGAATTACCAGATTTTTAAGTGAAGTATTGTAAAACGCATTATCTCCAATGTTTATAACACTTGCAGGAATAGTAATTTCCGTGATTTTCCCACAGTTCGCAAAACACGATGTTGGTATTACTGTTATTCCGTCTTCAATGGTAACTGTTTTTAAAGTACTAGAACATGGTGTAAAATGTGATGTTCCGGTAAATTTAACCGTGCTTTTTAGCGTAAGATTTTCGAGCGCAGAAAGCAATTTCGTTCCATTTGTTCCGTCAATGGTTCCGCCGCGAATTATCAAATTCTTGCAATTTGGAATAAAAATACCGGATGAATTGAATATGGAATCTGCATTTCCGATTTCAACATTATCTATTGTCGCCCCTGAAAAAGCACCGGATGATAACGAAGTCAACGACGTTGGAAAAACAATGTTTTTTAATTTTGGACACTCATCGAATGTGCCGCCCTCAATTGTTTGTAAACCATCATGAAAAAGTAGTTCTGTTAGATTAGGACAAGAGCGAAACACACCTCCTAGAATCGTTTTAAGCGATGATGGAAATTCAAGTTTAGTTCCTAAAAAAATTGAAAAATTTCCACGTTCGATTTCTGCGATCGTGTTTGAAAAAACAATGCTTTCCAATTTTTTGAATGAGGAACTAAATCCGCTCCTAATGCCAGTGATTCCGTCTCCAAAAACCATTTTTGTGCATCTTTTATATAAGCTGTCAGGAATAGAAATGTCGGATTTCTCTAAACTATCAGATAAACTATATGTGAATTTTCCAGTTCCAGATATGGTTAAAGTATTTGCATCAATGTCGAATTCGGCTGTCACATCTTCGTAATTCGGAGAACCGATATGTATCAAAAGAGAACTGTATACTGTGACATTTGACGTAATTGCCACGCCAAAATATTCTACATTAATAGGAATTACACCGGCTTCCAAAAGCGCCTTATTTTCAATTGTGTATCCGCTTGTCACTTCCTCTGAGCCGTCTGAGTATTCTACAGTTATATAAGATACCTTAAGATCTAATGCATCACCGACAAAATAATATTTGCCTTGACAAAATATGTCCGAGATTCTTTCTGGTTGCATAATAGTAACTTCAAATGTACAAGTGAAACTGCCATAATGAACTGTAATTCCACATTGCTTTGGAGAACTACTGTCAAAACCAGAATATGTACAATCTTTTGTGACATCTATAGTATTTCCGTCACTTGCCGTTGCGGTCACCACAATGCCTGTAGAATCAAATTCTTTCCCTATGTGATAATTTACCTTGCTTGGCATAGTGGTTACTGATATGGCGGTAATAGAAGCTTCTGAGACGGAAATCTCAAATGTTGCGGTCTTGCCAGATACAGTAACGGTTATAACTTTTGTTCCTGCGGAACTGCTGTCGAATCCAGATACTTCAAATCCAGTTGTTGTTGTTTCTGATGTTCCATCGGTGTATGTTTGAGACACCACAAGACCCGTGGCGTCAAATAATTCGCCCTGATAGTACGTGGTCTTATCTGGCATTTTTGACACAGTAATTCCAGTGACATATTTGTCAACAAACTTCTCATATCTAACTTGCTGTGACACACCTGCGTTTTTTACCAGAATCGAAACCGGAACCGTAGAAGATACGGAAAGAGTTAGGTTTGTTGTGGTTTTACCGTCGGTGATTGACGATGTACCGGTGTATGAACTGCTTGTAGGTCTCTGAACGACATTGATAAATAATGTCTGCCCCTCTATCAAGAATACTTCGTATTTCAGCGCATATGATGAAGATGTGCTTGAATAATACACATATCCTTCTACTCTGATTTTGAGGAATCTTTTTCCCGACGTAAGCGTTCCTTCCTGTCGGTAAATATAATAAACCGCGCCATCCCTGCGCCAGATTTTGAGTTGTTCGGCGTTTTGCCCGAATCCGATAAAATTGTTACCAGAAACATATATGGTGCTGGCGGTCTTTCCTGCATAGGTAAACCAGTCAACGCCCGTGACGCTAACTACATCATCGTCATGCTTCTTGTTGTTAACAATAGCAGTCATCCCGGTCGTTGTATTCAATAAACTGTCAAAAGATACTGTATCTGCCATAATCATCCTCCCGTCTATAAAATAAAAGAGCGCATGAGCTGTGACACCCATGCACTCTGGTTGCTAGTATTCGATCAGTGCGATTCTGATTTTGTTATATAAAATGTTATTTCCTACAACTCTGATAGGTTTATACTCAACATCAGGCATATAAAAAACACCTGTTTTGTAGGTGTTTTCCTCGTCGTCCCAGTATGTGACCTTGTACTTCCGCTGTGCCTTATTGACTAAGCCTGATTTGAAAACAGACTGCATCTCTATTTTGTCCGGCAACCACATCGGTCGCGTGTTGAAGTCTATTTTTGTCTTAAAATTCTGGCTTGTGTCTCTGTGTAAGAGATTGTTTAAGTCTCTGTACGCTTCTATCTCTGTTCGCTGATTCGGAGTTGCGGAGTAATCATTATAGGCTAAGAATTTGTTCGGGAGAACACTTCCCCCGAACTTTAAAAAATAACCTTGGAAACTACTTCCTGCAATAAAGTCACTCATTCTATCACCTACCCTTCAAATATTCCGTAGCCATTACGGTTTCTAAACTGCTGATTTTCTTCTTTCAAATATCCAATCAGATGTCCGTCTGCATAGATCGCCATGCCGTTCAGAGCGTTTTTGACCGCCTGTCCGATCATCTGGTTATTGTCAAACGTGTTACTACTGATTGCCATGACTTCTTTCCGAATGTCGTCAACAAAATCATCTGTATCAACTGACATTCTGCTTTTTACTTCCTGATAGGATGTACTCTTTGTAATAATGTCTGCGGATGGCGTGTTAATCTTTTGCACTTCTGCACTTATGTCATTGATGGTTGATTCGACTTTTGGAAGCATACTTTGCATACCTAGCTGGAATCCCTCAACGGTGAACCCACCGAGTTCCATCATCACCTGTGATGGACTGTGAATCTTAAGGACTCTGCGGAACGTATTTGATATATTTTGAGCGATTTTTTGCACATTCGCATAAAGCTGTTGTGCCGCGCCTACGATTCCGTTATTCAAACCGATAATAGAGTTCCAGCCGATATTATACAAGTTTCCAATAGAATTGCTGATTCTGGTTCGAATTCTTCCAAACCATGTAAATGATGAGGAAAAGCCCGGCTCTAATCCGTTTTGGAATCCTTGACCGCAGTATTCTGCAAGCTGCTTGAACCATCTGGACGGAGAGTGAGAGTCTACTGCTTCCTGCGCAGGGGCTTTTACGCTGTTATTCATTAGGTCAAGAATCGAAGTCTTTGTGCTTTCTTTCTTCCCGTTAATTCCAAATTGTAATCCCTCTGCAATGTTGCTTCCAAGGGTTTTGCCGCTTGATTTCGCAGTTTCTTCTGCGCCTTTCGTAGATGATTGAATTGTCGAGTTAAGCTTTTCAGTGACTTTACTGCCGTTCTGCTCAATTCCGCTACCTACGGCAAGAATCTGATTCTTTCCGAGTTCTGTAACTAATTCAAAACCAGTATTGTTATCCAGAACACCGTTAATTGCCCCTTGCAGAGTTGAATCCATTGTGCTTTGTAGAGTGCCTTCATAGTCAGAAATACCTTTTCCGAACTGTACCATCTGTCCGTTTGCTAAAGTATAGTAACCGTTGTCGTCTGGCTCTAATCCCTTTGCAATTTCTTGATAAATCTGCAATGCTTTTTCGCCGAGAATCTGTTTTCCGTTTTCCCAGATGCCACCCATTTCATCAATTGCATTTGCCGTATCAGTTACCAAAGTAGCAAAGTCTACGGTCTGGATAAGCGTCTGGAATCCTGTAAGTTGCTCTGAGATATCTTCAAACGAAACATTGTTAATCCGATCAGCCATGTTTGAGAACTGATTAGAGGATGTTTCTGCTGTGTCTCCAAGGTCTTTGACCGGTTTATTTACTCCTGCTATCGCATTCTCAAAATCTTCTGATGAAATCCCTAGATTATTGAGTTTAAGTTCAAGTTCATGCAATGCCTGTTCTGTGCTATATCCATTGTCTTTTAATTCAGAAAGGAATGTTAATAAAGGATATGCTTGTTCACCCGAAATCTGGCTTGCGTGAACCAGACTAAGAATGGCATCTTCATATTCCTGGAATACTTTTAAGTCGTCCTCTGTAAGCTTATTTCCAACTCCGAATATATCTTTCATCCATTCGTTGATAGCTCCGGTAAAATCCCCTTTTTGATAACCGAATACATTATCTTCCAAAAATTCCCCGAAGGTTTTATCTTCGCCGCCGAACAGATTAACGCTTATCCATTTCCCAAGGTTGAATCCCGCCATTGCAGTGCCTAAGACAACCATACTGTCTGCGAATCCTGCCGCAAGTGTAGAACCGAGTCCAGAGCCAAAGAATGTCTGTAATGCACCGCTGGCTGTAGAAAGAACCGTTCCTAATCCACCAAAGATTGTTCTAAGTGCGCTGATAGAACTAACTACATTGTATATATTTCGAGCAAACTTAACGCTTCCTTTTATGATAAAAAACTGTGCGAGAGCATTCCCGAGAGCTTCTATCTGTTTATCGTCAAGCTTTCCTAGGACTTTTGCGAAAGCATCTAAGACGCTTACTAATGTATTAATCAGTGGAGCGCCGATATCGTTCAGCATTATATCGAAAAAGCTGATAAACCCATCTGCGAATCCCTCAGCAAACGGCTGAAATACATCCCATACATCACCGATTGTTTTTACCAATGAATCCCAGTCAATATTTTTGATGAAATTTACAATTACGTCTTTGAGATTTCCAATTCTTGTCCATAATCCATCCCAATCAACATCAATCACTCCGAACTTATCAAGCGCGGCGACGGTAAGTCCCAGCCCAGCTGCTATCGAAGCATATGGATGTGCCGCTAACATGGTAATGCCTTTGCCAATTATTCCATCTTTACCGAAAATGCCCCCAAACCATGTAAGCCCTTTGAACGCCATAAAGGCAGTCAGAAGCTGTCCGAGGAAATAACCGATAGATTGTGCTTGCTTTGGCGAGAATGACGCGATAAACTCTTTAAACTTGTCAATCAGATCAGGGAGTTTGTTCACTCCGTCTGCCGCCTTGTCAAAGAAATCGTCAAAGAAATCAAGCAATCCTGTTCCGACATTCTCAGCGAATGGCTCTAATACATCCCATAATTGCACAAGGGAAGCATTGATTTTATCCCAGTTAATTTTTACAAGAAAATCGTTAAAAGCATTGATTAATCGTGGTAATCCTTTTTCCCCAAGTGTCCACTTGCCAAGCGGAACTAAAAAATGATTCCAGAAATCTTTTAATGCTGTCCATGTGAAATCTCTGAGTTGTTTCAATCCATTGTTCCAGAGATTTTTCAGTGCTTTTGTGGTAGGTTCTGCGGCTTTTGCAAGTTTCTTAAATGCGTCTGTAACCTTATTAGCGAACGCTATAGCCTTATTTTCCATGGAATTGTAGGCAGCATCCCATTTTTTCTGGTATTCATTCAAAAGCTTATCAAGGGCATCATTGAGGATTCCTGCGTCAATTGCAGATGTGTCAATTTTTGGCGTTTTAATTTTAGAATTTGCAAGGTCTGACAGAGAACTATCGTCTTTGCTCATAATTTCAAGTTCATCATAGGATGCGAGGAACTGTTTTAATTTTTTTGCGCTCTTGGTTGCATTTTTCAGATTATTGTCTGTATCTTTTGTAGCATCATTTACGTCCGAAATTCCAGAATCGTCTATGGAATCAAGTGCATTCGAGAGATTTTCACTTCCACCACCGATAGAACCGAACATTTTTCCGATTTTGGTATCAACTCCAAGAAGTGAACCAATGTATGTCAAAAGTCTTTGAAATGCGATTACGAGACCATTGATGTATGGAAGCACTGCCGCAACTACAGGCATAAAGATGTTCCCTAATGCTCTGGCGCAGGATACTAAGTTTGCACGAAGTATACGTAACTGGTTGGCTGGCATATTTATCGTATTTGCCATATCCGCCCATGCATACCGTGTAGAATCCAGTATCACTATTGTCCTCAGCATTGCTTTGCTTGCCTGGTCCATCTTTGATACAGCTGTTTGCAGTCCGAGATTCGAAGCGTATTGCTGTAAGTTTGCTACACGAATATTCGCGCCATATTTATCTACAGCACGGCTCATTCCTACTAATCCAGAGGATAAGTTTTCATAAACTGTTTTAAAATCAAGATTTTTAACAGATGCAAGGTCTGCGCCGATCATAGTTAACGCATTCGACAGCTTTAAAGCCTGTTCAGAAGTCGTTCCCATAGATGATGATAACTGTGCAAACTGGCCTTGATAATTTAAAAGCATGGACGGGTCCATGCCAAGTGACTTACCGGTTTTATTTGCGGTCAGAATCGCATTGTCAGAAACATCAAATCCAGACATTTTAGATGTAAGTTCTCTGGCTCTCTGGCTGAATGAATCTGCGTATGCTTCTGCGGAGTCATACCCTGCTTCCGACCAAGTTTTTCCTGCTTTATCTGCTACCTGACGGAACGCCGCTTGAAAGTAGTTATAATCTTCGAGGAAGTTCATGGAACTTTCAATTGCGCTACCGAATTTTCCAACAACAAATTTCAACGTCCAGAACTTCGCAACCAAGGACATAATGCTAGGTAAGCTTTTTTTAGCTTTACTTCCTACATTTCCAACGGCATTACCGAGTCTTCTAACTTTTCCCGTCGAAGCAGCCGCACCCTGTCCCAGTCTGGAAAAAGCACTCGCAGTAAACCTTGCCGCCCTACCAGCATTTGCCCCAGAGTTTGCCAATTGAGCAATAGCCTGTGTCATTTGAATTGTGCTGTTACTAATTCTTGGAGCAGTACTCATTGTCTGAAAGAATAATTTTAAGCTATTAGCCAAATCATTAAGCTGAGTTGCAGTCTTTCCAGTTTTATCTCCTGCATTTGCCAACTGTGAAATTGACTGAACAAATGTATTAATTGGTTGAGAGATATTACCTATTCCAGAGAACGAAACTATGATTTTTCTGAGTTCTTCACCAAGATTTGGAAGTTTTGATGTAACTGCATCAATAGAGCCACCTGCATTCGCCAATCTTGCCAATGAAGAAACAAACCGGTTCACGTTGTTTGATACGTCTGGAATACTGCTAAGACCAGATAATTCGGAAATCATGTTCTGAATCTTTCCAGACACATCACCTGTAGAGTTTAATGTTTCGTTCAGTCTGCGGATTGCATTTACGAATGAGTTTAATCCGTTGTTTCGCAAGTTCAGGCTACCGAGCGCACTCATAGACTGAGCAAACTGTTGCAATTGACTGTTTATCGTTGATAAATCAAGCCTGTCTAATTTAAGTGCTTGAACAGCAGAATTGACCGTGCCTACGGAAGCTGAAAAGTCTCTAAGATACTTGATACTATCAGACATACGGCTACTCAGACGATTCAGTTTATTGCATAAATCATCAATGGATTTACTTGCATTTGATACGTTACTGCTGACCTCTATCGCAAGGCTATCTATTGTGTTGTCAGGCATATAAGCACCTCCTTTATTTCAAAAAAATAAAGGGCAAGCAAGACTACTATTCATCCTGCTTGCCCTTTTCATTACCTATTTCAGATATATTTGCATTTGCCTGCCTGATAAGAAGTTCGTAGTAACGTTCTTCTTGTCTTAGTTCTGCTTCTGATTTCTTTGGCGTATTTGGATTATGTTTGACCCAATTATTTTGTTTTTCCTGCGTAATTGGTTTGCTCGGATAACTAACCTTTCTCGGAAATAATGCGCACGAAATACTCGTCTTGACATACAATCCGGTCAGCCATGCCTGATAGTCCATGTTTATTAACTGCGACTTAATTTCTTCATTTTTTGAGATTCCATATTGTTCTATACGGATTCTCAGGTCTTTAAGAGTGCTCCTGAGAAATTCTTTTTTTGACATTCCAATACGCACAGCCATTGGGTATAATTCATCCCAGATTATTTCGCTGTAGCTTTTTTCAAGTGATCTGTCGGCTTCTTCGGTGCTTTCTTCGCTTTCACAGAGTCCATTGCCGCATTCACGTTGTCCATGAACGTTTCCAGACCGGTTAATTTGAAAAAACCATCTTCCTCCATCTGTTCAATGCACATAGAAAACAGACCGTAGAAGTTTCCCTGTTCATCATCTTTATGCTCGGCCATATACTGTGCTGCAAGTTTTTTGGCGGTATCTAAATCCGGGACAGTGCCATCACCGTCAGAATGGTTGCCATGATATTGAAGTAATCCGGCATAGAACGCATTGAGCGCAGTATTTGGAATACTACTCATTCCAGAAACCATTTCCTTAAGACTCTTGTCCGTTCCGCCACTTGTGGAAACAAGCATATTCATTACGGATTTCACACAATCATCAAACAGTGATGCTTCAATTCCATATTCAAGTTTGTAGTCTTTGCCGCCGATTTTTAAAACTTTATACATATTATTTGTCCTCCCAAATGTGCTTAAAGGCCGCTGTCAGTTGGAACTACTGCTTCACTCGGTCCGACATATTCATTGATAGTAAGAGACATTTCGACGGTTAACAGGCCGTTCTGATCTCTTGCCGGTTTAGGAATGATTGTCGGTGGCTCGATTTTTGTGAAGAATGCTTTCTTAAGAGACGGGAAGTATTCTTCATACCACATAGATTTTCCATCTGTTTTTCCTGTTTTATATTCACTGATTAAGGTTTCCCATTCAGTGATAGTTTCATCGGTCACGTTCACAGTTACGTTGAATGTACCACCTGTAGAACCACGTCCTGCGATAGTTCTTTCGACTTCATCTTCAAGTGCGGAAGCGTCGATTGTTTCTACATCAATTTTGATTTCATCAGAAGCATTGATTCTGTGAAGAAGTTTAAAAGTTGTCGGTTTAGTACCCGCTGTTGTTTCAACTGCATATCCAGTAAGCGAACCAACGGTACTTACGCCTGCTATATTTCCTTTGTCTGCCATATTCGGCTCCTTTCTGCTTTTCAGCTATAAAATCACAATAAAAAAGAGCCACACGGCTCTGATGCGTAACCCTGCATCCGGGAGATAAAAGGATCACCGTCCTTTCTATTCATCTGTGCCTGTTTTCAGTTCTGGAAGCCCTGCTACAGATGTAAGCAAGGATAAAACGCCGGAAAGAACGGACGCGGATACGACCATCTTCCAGTCAACGCTTCCAAGGACTGTCGCGGTTCCGATTGTTGCAACTGCTGTCTGAGCAACTGTCTTAACGGCTCTGATTCCCGCAGCTTTCAGCCATTGTAATTTATCTTTACTCATAGGGACACTCTCCTTTCTTTTTGGTATAAAAAATAGAAGCTGTTACGCTTCCAATAATTGCCCGGTGTAAATTCTGCTGTACCGGCTTATGATTCGCTTAAAACTCTTTTCGGAGTTTGCAACTTCTTCCGGTCCGTATGTCCGGCGAAAGCCCATTGAAATCATGGCCTGATGACTTTTGCTGTCGATTTCATATGCAGTCGATAAAGCCTTTGTCCCAGATGCGTAACTTTCCGTTTGAAACGAAAGAATTGTTGCACATTCGTGACCTTCAAGACTTGTCGACTGCGTGGGATTCCCCATCATGAACAATCTGGCGTATTTTGTTTTGCCAGATGCTATTGTCTGGCTTTTCTCCATGGAAAAATTGCCTTTGCCGACTGCTGGTTGAATATCTTTACTCCACCTAGAAAATACTTCTGATACTGGGTTATTGATCGTGTCTGGCATAGAATCACCTCGCCTGTTCTAACATATTTTGAGACTGTCCTTTAGGAAATCTCTTATTTGAGAATATCCCCATCCACAGTCAATCAATCCGCTAACAAGCATTTCTTTTGATTGAACTGCTTTTAATTCTTCTTCAGTGAGGAAATCTCTCAGATTGTCCTTGGTAGAGATTCCCTTTTCTTCTCTAAGTTGTTTTGCAGTTTTGCCAAACAATGTACGATATACCATATCTGTATATGTCGAATGCGCATGACCATGCATTCTCTCATTTTCTTGAGATTCTTTAAGTGCATTGGTCAACGCCTGTCTCACTGCAATGCCTTTGTCTCGTTCTCTAATTTTCCCTAAAAGAACTTTTTCCATTGCATTAAACTGGCGGATATATCCTTCTTTGAATTTCATGGCTTTTTCGCCAGTGTATCCCATAACAAGAAGTGTGAACCCATCTCTTGTCATACAGTACATAGGTTGCTTTTTATTCTGAATACTTGTATATGAGGAAGGCACGAAATTGTGCTGTCCGAATTCTTCACTGCATCCTAATTCTCTAATGTCCTGCAATACTCTTTTATGTTCTTTTCCAAAAGTCTCCGCGACATCTAGGCTTGTGACAATGCTCGTTTCTACTTTTCTGATAATCATTGTTTCTACTAACATGCTTACATTCTCCTTTTCTATGTTTTTGCATGAAAAAAGCACCTGCTTGTTTGCAGATGCTTTTATATGTTATAGTATACCATTTTGAATAGTATGTTTCAGTATGAAGTTTAAGTAGAAAATATCTCTTTTGCGATTTTCCGAATGTTCTGTATGATTTCCATGCTTGCTTTATAAACCGGCATAGTGGCTTCGGTACCATATGACCGTACCCATTCGCCAGTTTCAGACGTGTATGTCCAAGAATCGTTTTTTCCTTTACCCTGACCGTAAGAACCGATTGTATATCCAAGTTCCTGCCCTTTCGGGTGTGGGCTTGAGCCTGCCGGGGTATTGTAATGGATTCCGGCACCAAACTCTATGAACAACAGACCTGCACCCTCACATACTAAAGTTGCTTGTGAGTAATCGCCGAACGAATTGATTTTGATGTAGGTGCTGTGATTTTTATCGGAATCGCCCTGCGACAGTGAAATATTCTGATCAATGACAGGGATTCCAAGTTCAGACAGTCGACAAACAAATAATTCATTCTTACTTTTAAGGCTGTTTTGGTACTGCCTGAGTTGTTTAATCGCGTCCTGTATGGATTTATGCGACAATTCCATTTTGATAGTTTTATTCGCCATCCGAACCATCTCCTATATACTTGATACCATATCGTGCTACATTCCCTATTTGGGTATCAAGAATCTTTTTCAGACGGTAATCCGGCGGGACTGTAGGCGTTCCAGATTCATTCAGAATAAGTTCTCCAGATTCGTTCAATTCCGGTTTGTAGTCTATCCAGAATACATCTGCAATCTGTGGTTTAAAGCTACGGTCAAAATTCGTGATGTACCTATCGTAATCAGGGACGTACCCGGCAGATAATTCTTCCGGCGTTCCGGCTGTTGCTGACACGGATAGGCAATGCAGTTCTGGATTCTGATATTTCTTGATTGTGTCTATTCCGTCAAGTTCTTCTGTCACCCTAGACCAGTATATTGTTTGCTTTTGCCGTTTTAATCCTCTCATATAGTTCTCCTTAAATGACGTATTTATGATGATTGTATCTGACCGACTCTTGATTAACCTTTGCATAAATCATAGTTGTATCAAGTTTCTCGTGTCCCAGCATCTTTTGCAGGTCCGTAACATTCATACCTCTTTCAAGAGCTGAGCTGGCAGTTGTATGGCGGATAAGGTGTGGGTATAAGTTTCTTCCGATTTCCGACCTTTCCCCAATTTTTCTTACAATCTGTTCCAGTTGTGTCTTTGTGACTCCTCTGTACGGTTTGCGAATAGTTGCTATTGCACTGTCGCAACAGTCATCTCTAGTAAACCAGTACTTTTTCAATGCAACTTCTGCCCTAGCGTTGATATAAGATATGCGATGCTTACTTCCCTTTCCAAATAGATGCACTTCTTTAGTCTGAAAGTCAATATCTGACTTCTTCAGGACCACCATCTCTGATACACGGCAACCGGTGCTATAAAAAAGTTCGATAATCGCACGTTCACGGTAATCTTTGCAAGCATCTCTGACCAATTCTAACTCAATATCGTCAAGCGGCTCCCTCGGCTTTACCTCGAATTTAATCGGATTAATTCGACTGCACGGATTCTTTGCAAGATACTCCTCTTTTACGCACCAGTCGAAGAAAGTATGAATGATAAGCCTCTTCCCGTCAATCGTTCGATTCGTATTTCTTTCTGACAAGCTATACAAGTACAGCCTTATATCGTTTGTAGTGATCTGGGCCAGTGGCTTATTGACTGAACGAAAGAAATCATCAAGATTACATTTATAAGTCACTAGAGACTGCGGCGACATTCCCTCTATCTTTTTAGAGACAAGGTAAACCTTATAGCACTCTGGTACACAGCCCTGATACGGGACAATGTTTGTCTGCTTTTTCTCAATATCAAAATTTGCAGAAAACATTTCCAATTCTGCCAGAACTGTCTTCATCTGTTCTGGGGATAACTTTCCGTCTAACTTGGTCATAAACTCTGTTGCGAAATTTTCCATAAAAAAACCCTCCTTTTGGGTTCACAAAGGGAGGGTACCGTGTTATAATATACCTGTACCCTTTGTGGTGCTTGGAGTTGGACTTTTTGTTTGGTAGACGGGAGTCCAGCTCCTCTTTTTTTGTGTTCTGTTATAGCAATTATAGCACGGTTTCATTATAATAGGTAGAACTTTTTACAAAAGTTTTAAGAATTTTAATGAATTAAATGGGAAGAGAGACAAAATTTAATTTATTGATTTGTCATATATATAACCGTAATTTTAGCTTTACCAGATGGAATAGTACCATCACATCTTACTTTTCCATCTGACGACTGTATAAATGGCATAGCATTAACCGCTCCAGATTCAGATGTAAATATTAACCTTGTGTTATTTTTTGGAAAATGTTCTTTTTTATTAATTGTAAAAATATAATCCGATGTTGAGTTCAATATATTTAAATTAAGGCTAATAATATGCAATAAGTTACTATAAACGCACATATTCGCACCATTATTACATCCATTTCCATCTGCAAAATTTGAAATATTGCTATTAAGTGTAATTGTAAATTCTTTAAATATTGGAAGAGTGTTACTATTTAATTCATTAATCGCTCCCAGAATCGTTTTGTTGTTCGTCTGAAGCTTCTCGAATACTTTGTCGGCGATTTTATTAAGGACAAAGTCTGACAGCTTGCTCAGTATACTCTTTTTCATTCCTGTACCGTCATTGATCAGAAAGGCGTCAGTATCAGCTAATGTACCTCTGTCGGTGTAATTCGCAGATTCCAGATTTTCCGTTTTGGTTTTCAAGGATGTTATGATCTCGGAATCCTCTCTCAAGTATGGTGCCATATCAATAGCCGGTCCAAGAGCGTCCCATATTTCTCCTGTCCATGCGACATTCATGCCTGCCTCTCCATAAATAGATTTTTCAGATATATTATACATCCATCCAATCTTAGGAGATAACGGGAGCTGTGAAATATTTGATACGGAACCTTTGTATAAAAGTGGTGTTGCAATTCCCTCTACGTCTTCTGATACCTGCTGGATTTTTCCGTTAAGAACACCATATACTTCAATCGGTGTTACTTTGCTTTGTTCGATCTTATCAGGTTTATACCACAATTTCTTACTCTCATCAAATTTGTAATACTCTCCTGTATCGGTCATAAAACATGATGAATTGTTAGCAACGTACAGAGGGAGTTTGTCTGAATCTTTCGCAAGTCCTTCATAATGACGTTTACCACCATCTTTGAAAACTCGGTGAATACTGCCAAGTTGCGGAAGCTGTTCGCCTGGCTTGTATTCTACATCATCAATGATTACTGTATTTTGTGCAACTGCCATAATAGTTCTCCTTTCACTTATCAATTCAAAATATAATCTTTTTCTTCCTTTGTAAGAATTGAGAGATTTTCTATCTTTTCTTTTGTAATTTTGCGAATTGCTTAACTAAAGCCCTCTTTAGTTAATTACATAAACTCCGATTCATCCATTCCTTTCACTTTTTCTTCATACTCATTGATAAGTCTACGCCATTCTTTTCTTTGTACTTTAACAGGCTCATATTCTTCATCACTCATTACTCCATCGGCATGTTTTAATGCCTTGTAATCAGTGTCAGCAAGTAAACTTTTTAGAGCTACTATTTCGGCTTTATAATTCATAGATTTAATCTCCTTTCACTACGCAATTCGGAAGCAGACGGGCAACCCCACCAAGGTGTTGGAAGCACTGTTGCTGTTGGCACTACCGTTGTTGTAGACACTACAGAAGTTGCTGGTGTTGCCAGTGGGAGCAGAGAGCAGCCACCAGTTGTTGCGATCACCTCCATCTCCCAGTTCTTTTACACGTCGCATATTGCAATTGAATATCGGATACTGCACAAATCCACCCTTGTCATATCCGTTTTCCGCCCACACACCACAACCATATACTTCAATTTCTGACGGGATCCAGAGTTTACCCATATCCTTCCAGCTCCAGGAATTATTAATTGATAACATCCCGGATGCTGAATATCGCTGAGGAAGTAATGCACGTTTGGTCACAATTACAGATTTTAAGGCTTCCGGAAGTTTCGACCAGATACCATCTTTTGTATAGTCTACCAGTTTTACCGGCGATGTTTTACTTGTACCGCCTGCCACATGACCTTTTAAGCTGTTTGCATACAAATACAAATCTGAAGCTAACCAAAGATACTCTGATCCGGTTCCGGTTACTATGATATTGTTTGTACCTGTTGCCGGTGCTTCGGTAAAAGTGATTGTGTGAGTGTCAATGTCGTATGTGTAGCTTGTCACCGCAGTACCGCCAATCGTAACAGACGCAATGCCAGCCATTTCGTTTGTCAGTACAAAAGCTGTTTTCGTGCCGTCACCGGACAGGTTCTCAGTTGGAATAATACCATTGTTGTAATTGACCGGGTTCATTACATGTAGTGTCGGCCACAGGTCTTTACTAATAAAGTCAATATGGTTTGGCACTTCACGGTCACCGTATCTCCTGTAGGTGTTGATACCAGCAACACGTGACTCAATCCATTTGTTATCTGTGGTCTGCCAGCGGATATAATCATTCACATGAATACCCGCAAAGCTTCCTGCCTTGATTCTAGCTTTGATCCACTGCCAGATGTCTGAGTAATTAGCGATTTCATCTTTGAATTTTTCGGTAAGATTTGTACCTTCATATAGTCTGTCGTTTTCTAATAGTGAAATCTCTAAATCTTCCTTTAGTGAATCAGTTTCCGTTTTCAGTGAAGCAATGTCTGTCTTGTTCTGCTCGATCTGCTGTGCCTGTTCTGTCGTGGCTCCAGGCTTGACTGGATTCTTTTCAAAATATTCCGTAACTAATCTTTGCATTACCGTCTCTGCTTCTTCTTTTGTGAGATACAGTGACATATCAATTGGAGCGCCCATAGTGTCCCAAACTACGCCGTTCCATGCCACATTCATTCCTGCTTCGCCGTAGACCGACTTAGACTCGATATTGTACATATCGCCAATGTCTGGATTTAATGGAAGCAAATCAGCAGTTGCAACTGTACCTCTGTATCTTACAGGGCTGTTTAACTTTGCTTCCATATCGGAAATCTGGCGTTTTAATATTGCATATACTTTCTTTGCTGTTAATGCCATATGCGCTTCTCCTTTACAGTTTGTACCATGTATCGGTAGGTTTGTGATATTCGTATAATTCAGAGGTATCAAGGCACAGTGCCGAAGAACCACTCTGTACATAATGCGGGAGCTTTGACACGTCTTTTGAAAGTCCCTCGTAATCACGAACCATACCTCTTGCATCTGTACATACCCAACTGCCTAAATCCGGCAATTCATCACCGGGATTGTACTGAATGCCATCAAAAATAATTGTGTTTTCTGCTTTTGCCATCTATGCAATCATCCTTTCTGCCCCAATGGGAGCTACATATGTGAACTGGTTTCCTAAGATATCTCTGGCTGTGCCAATAACAAACTGTCCGTAGTCTGCCAGAATATTGCATACAAATTCCTCTGCTTCGACCCAGTATTGTTTCTTGACCATACGATGAAGTTCTGGTAATAAACCATAACTGAACATTACGCAATGCCCTAATTCATGGATAAACACACGGTTCAGAAGTTCCCCGTACAGATTATTCGCAATCGAAATTGTCATTGTAGAATAATCTGATACCGCAAGTGTCATCTGCCCTGTACGGTCAATTAAAACACTATCATGAGGCGAAACAAAGTGAACTCTCCATAAGTCCCCGTTCATATAGAATTGTTTTAGCATGGTTTATCACCATCCTTTAAAGTATAAAACGGGCTTACATTTATCTGACCATTCTTTGTCGGGATACTTCTTAATAAATTCATCGCACTCATCCCAATCTTTTATATGCGTAAAGAAATATTTTCCACATTCCATACATTTTCTTTGGATTTCCAAAAATCTTATATCATTGCCATTCGGTCCGTGTGTCCAGTGCCAGCAGATCACTTCGCTGTTCTTATGTTTGCAAAATAACTTTCTTAAATTAGGAATCATGTTTATACCCCATTTCCAATTAAAAGCCCCTGCTACATTCCTGTAACAAGGGCAAAATTCATTTCATATTCAATTCATCTGCTGTATCAGACGAGTTAAGTCGGTTTTCATCGACTGCCTAAGGGTCGCATCTGCATCAGACCACATCTCAGTAAGATTGCGGATAATGTCAGATGTGTACTCTTTCATGGAATCATCCATTTTTCTCTTAGATTCTGTATCGTTAGAATCATGGTAATGCCTGCGATTCTCACTGTATCTATCGTAGGTTTCGCCATATCTGGACTGCTTATGGTTCATTCCATCCATCCTCATATCACTACGGTCTGGATGATAGCCCATGCGGTACATATTACGTTCAAACTCTGGATTGTTCAGATACTCTTCCATCCAGTCATCATCTTCCATGTACAGATATGGTTTATATCCCATGCGATTTCCTTTGCCTTTTGGTGCAAATCTGCCGTTTGCATAACGATATCTGTCATATCCCATGCGTCCAAGATACTTCTCTTCCTGCTCGCATTCGTCCATAGATTCTACGATTCTGTAATCTTTATCTGCACAGATTGCGCATTTTACCGCTTCTAAGCAATCTTTCAGATCATCCCAGTCCTGAGAACTAAGATTGTCAAATCCATGTGCTTTGGCTTTTTCCATAGCCCATTTTCCCATTTCCATTGCAACTTTATGCATTACATTGCCCCCTTTCTGGCAGCCTGTGTAACAGGTGTGTCTGTCGTTGGGGCTGTGCCATTAATTGCTGTTAAATTGTTACTCGGACTACAAGCCGGATTTCCTAACATCTTGAATACTCCGCCGGTTGCACTTGTAGCTACTCTGGTTGCGTACTTTGTTCTGGTTCTTATTCCGCAAGCCGTAACCTGTGCGCAGCAACGATTCTCTAGCGGATACAAAGTTGTTCCTGTTCCTATCTGAATCATTACCGGGGCAGTAATTGTAGTGGCTTCCGGTATGCTTTGCGCAACAACAATACAATATTTCTCTCCATTGTTGTAACTGCCTGCCGGAAGTGTGATTACAAGATTGCCTCCTGTAAACGCAACGGCTTGGCTGATTACAAGATGGTTGCAGAGCTTACAAACACTTTTACAACTCATATTTTATACCTCTCAATCAAAATAAGAGGTGAGCCATAACCCACCTCTTAGAATTAGTCAACCTCTAAGGGTGAGTTACTTAGCAGCATCCACTGTTGCATCCGCATCCGCCGTAATAGGTATTCGGATTCGGAACAACATATGCCGGAATAGCCGCCGGATTAATTGCATTGATTAACTGCTGAGTCTGTGAAGCCATAGCAGTTGTAAGCAATGCGGACTGACGATCCTGAGATGCAGCACGTTTCAGATCAGAGTTCTCTGCCTGTAATGTTGCAATCTTATCGTTAGTCAGGAAGTCAAGGATTGCTCTTGTGTTGCTGTTCTGGTTTTCCAGAAGATCTCT